ATATAATTTAAAATCAGGGTAACGCTCCTCGCCATTCGCCTTATACAAAATATTCCTATTTTGGTCATCCGTAACCCACTCCACTACTAACTTGCATAAGGGCTCCTTTTTACATATCGCCGCAACATTACTTATATCATCAATAAAATAATCAAATATAGAACACCCAAGACGACACAAATCAAAACTGTAATTCGGTTCTAATCGAGGCTTCTTGTCGTTAAAATAGGGTTCGCAGTTATATTGCGTTGCTGCGTCGCCGGTCATACTAAAACTGTCGCTACATATGGTTTTGGACTTATATTTATAAATCGCGCGACCAAAGTCAATAATCTTGAAAACGCGATTATATGTAGGAACGCGGTAATATTTCTTATTGTAATGATAATATATGTACTCTTTTTCGGTGTAGATGTACATGATGTTGTTTGTATGTAGGTCATTGTGAGTAAATCCGAACAGTTTTTGATAGGTAATAAGCGTCATAATAACCTGCATAAGTGCCGACCTCCACTCATTCTCGGTCATTTCTTTTTCCTGCATCATGAGAGAGTCGAGCGTATTTTCGCATTTCTCTAGCATAATCGCCGACACTGGAAAGTTCTTAATTGTCGCCCATAGTGTTTCATCATCTTCGTAATCGTCTTCATCCTCGTCGTCGCATTCATCATCTTCTTCTCCTTCACCATCGGTGTTGCTATTGTCCGTGCCATCACCATTTTCATAGTCACCGTCGCCAGCACTGCCTTCTTCGCTATAATACGCATCAGAGTGATTTTTGGAGTTTTTTTTATCATGTTTCTTGTCCTTGCCATCCTTGCCATCCTTGCCATCCTTGCCACCACTTACAGTATCATCAAGACAAATAATATCATCAATTTCACAATCACTTCCGGAGCCATTATCACCATCGTTATGACCATCACTTGTATAAGATGACCGCGAAGAACATGAGCCAGATGTGAAGGAGTCATTGCTATCACTATCAATACCAAAATGAGAATCCTTGTTTAATACAATACCACCTACTTCTTCAATTATGTTTGCATTATCCGCGATCACATCATCTAACTTCAATGATAACAAATCCTCGTCGCCTGGTAGTTCTGATGGTTCGGATTCTTTACTATCACAAGAAATATTAAATATAGAACTCATCTCATTGTTCACTTTATCAAACTCATCATGAACAAGTATAACCGATTCATCTATCGTTTCGTTTTTCTCAATAGTAATTTTTTCTTTTTTGTTTCTTGTATTTTTCTTTTGTCTGTGCGCGTAATTTGAATGACCACCATCATCGTGATCATTGACAGATTCATCGCCTTCGTCATCGTCATCGCCATCACCATCACCATCGGAAAATTCAATATCTTCGATTTCAAAAAGAATATTCTTATTCTTATTAAAATAAGGATTTTTATCCAGACATTCTATATCATCAATTACGTTATAATAAAAATCCTTTTTAATAGCATTGAAAGAACCATAGAAATTAAGACCATGAATAAAGTCATGACAGTTTAAAACCTGACTCGATAAATATGAAAAAAAGGCATCGACATATGCTGCATTATTTTTATCATTTGCTTTTAATATCCCCTTTCTCTCAAGTTTCGATAGAACCGGAATATCTAAAACATCCTCATTTAAATTTTCATATTTTCCCAACATATATTTAACAGGATCAATCAAAGGAGAAAATTTAATAAAAATTGGTTTATGAAGAATTGTTAAAGATTCGGAAGTACTTTTGAAAGCATCTACAACAGCAGCCTGTATATTATTTTTATCAACAACACCGGATAAAGCCGATACATAAAAACGCTGGTTCAAATTTATAGAATTATAATTTGTCTCATTTAAATTAAAATAGGTTTCGTAAAGAGGCATATAATTTTTACTATTTACTATACCAAGTTCCGATTCTTCTAAAGAAGCAAAAAAATCACGATTGTTAATTTTTCTGTAGTTTAAAGAAAATGTACTTTCTCCAAAAACAGGGGCATCGTCGCAAATCTCCATCGTCAACTACTTAATTAGTTAATTACATATTTTTATTATTTTTTAAACTAATAAAAATACTAAATATGCAACTAAATATGAGACTAAATTCTAAATATGGATTTGTAAATTATATGCGTTTGTAAATTATATATTTTTTAATATATAGTATAAATAAGTAAACATATATAAAATATACAAGAATGAGTGTAGGTTTAGAATTAGCAAAATTTGATATGAGGTCAATTAGTTTTAGACCCGACGAAAATAAAGGACCCGTTATTGTTCTTATCGGACGTCGTGATACCGGTAAAAGTTTTTTAGTAAAAGACTTAATGTATTATCATCAAGATATCCCCATCGGTACTGTTATATCCGGTACAGAAGCGGGGAATGGGTTTTTCGGAGAGCATGTTCCTAAGTTATTTATTCACGATGCTTATAATACGGCGATTATTGAAAATATTTTAAAACGACAAAAAGCCGTATTAAAACAGATGAAAAAAGAGATAGAGTCGTATAAAAGAAGCACAATTGACCCGCGAACATTTGTGGTATTGGATGACTGTCTTTTCGATAACAAGTGGACCAAAGATGTCATGATGCGTTTACTTTTTATGAACGGTCGTCACTGGAAAATCATGCTGGTAATTACGATGCAGTATCCTCTAGGTATTCCGCCCAATTTGCGAACCAATATTGACTATGTTTTTATTTTACGCGAACCATATATTGGGAATCGTAAAAGAATCTATGAGAATTACGCTGGTATGTTTCCACCAGTGTACCGAAAACTATGAATGTTTGGTAATTAATAATAATGCAAAATCGAATAAATTACACGACCAGATATTTTGGTATAAGGCGCAAACACATGGTCCGTTTAAATTGGGGGCGAAAGAATTCTGGGAAATGTCGAAAGATATTCACTCGGATGATGAGGAAGAACAATACGACCCTGCAAATATTAAACGCAAAGGTCAAGGTCCAAAAATCAAGGTGAATAAAAATAAGTGGTAGTAACCAGTGGTTGTATCCGGTGTAATAATTTTAAAATATAGAAAACATAGTATTTATAATTTTATCTGAAATATGCTTTAACTGTTTTTTCGAATCACTCAAATCACTCAAATCACTCAAATCACTTTGTTCGTTATAGGTAACTCCTAGTGTTACGCACGGTATACTAAAATAATTTGAAAGTAAAAATGTTATATAAATACTTTCGGGACCTGTCAATATTTTATTAAGATTATTTGCTTGAGATGTGTTAGGTGTATTCGATAATATTAAATTATTTAATTTATTATTATTACTGTTATTAGTATTACTGTTATTAGTATTACTGCTACTATTCATAATATTGTTGTTATAATTATTTATCGTAATAGTATCTCTGATTAGATATTTTGTTTTTTTGTATATGTAATTGCATTCGAGATAATTTGGAAATTCTGTATTATATTTATAATTTTTAAAGTCGTTATCTATAACACATGATGTTATATGAAAAATATGTTCAGGTTTAAAATAGTTGCTAGTTATAATAGATAAATCTATAATACATGATGGACTAATTTTTGTAATAACATTTTTTAGTTTTTCTATCATATATTTCTTATTCTTGTATTTACTAAAACTACCTCTCGTCAAAA